ATATCATCCCCATCAGCAGAGAAGGGTTGCCCGGTTGCCTGGGTGGCTTCAGATGACCGCTATGTGGGAGCACATGGGCTGCGAATGACGGCCATCGGCAATCATCACGGCTGACCGCTTATGGCCGATTGCTGCCGATCCCGGACTTTGCTTCGACTTTGTGAATCAACGGAGCATCCAATCACCTAGGGATGGTCTGCATAACCCCTGCCACAGCGCGAGTTGATGCGTGAATGTTCACATGGCGAAATCAGCATTGCATTTGCCGCCGATTTCTCGTTCCTTTGGCGTTTTGGCGCCCGTTCTCGGGCCCTTGTCCATGCTGCAGACGCACTCATGCCTGCAGCCCTTGCAATATTCGCTTGCGCACCATCCACAGGTTCGACAGTGCGAACATCACCAGCAGTTGGCTGGTGTTCTTGGCCAGGCCCCGGTAACGCACCTTGCGATGGCCGAACTGGCACTTGATCACGCGAAACGGATGCTCGACCTTGGCACGGATGCTGGCCTTGAGTTGCTCCAGTTGCTCGCGCAGCGCGTTGACCGGGCGGCTCTTGTCCATGACCTTGCGCTGACCCGGCATCATGGCAATTTGCCAATTCACCTCAGGGTGTTGCTCCTGGATCTCGTCACGCTTTTGCACACCCCGGTAGCCCGAGTCGGCAAAGACCATTTCTTCCTCGCCGTGCAGCAGGGCGTGCGCCTGCGTGATGTCGTGGGCATTGGCAGCTGTGGTTGTGACGGTGTGCACCAGCCCGGAGTCGGCGTCCACGCCAATGTGCGCCTTCATCCCGAAGTGCCATTGGTTGCCCTTCTTGGTCTGATGCATCTCGGGGTCACGCTCACCCGTGTCATTCTTGGTCGAGCTGGGCGCAGCAATCAGCGTGGCATCGACCACGGTGCCGGTCTTGAGCATCAGGCCGCGTTCAATGAGTTTGGCGTTGACAGTGGCCAGGATTTGCTGGCCCAGACCATGCTCTTCGAGCAGGTGACGAAAGCGCAAGATCGTGCTCTCGTCGGGCAGTCTCATGATTCCCGCATCCAGGTGCGCAAACTCCTGGTACAGCGGAATGTCGTGAAGGGCCTCTTCCATGGCCGGATCGGAGTGACCAAAGAACTGTTGCAGCAAATGGATGCGCAGCATCACCTCGGTGGGAAACGGCGGCCGGCCTGTCTTGCCCTCAGGCGCATGCGGCGCAATCAAGGCCAGCAGTTCAGTCCACGGAATCACCAGGTTCATCTCGTCCAGAAACTCACGCTTGCGCGTGCGCTTGGTGACCAGCTCGAATCCGGTGGTGGCAAGGCTCATTTGTTTCATGGCTCGACTGTCTCAGATCAGGCCATCAACGGGCTGACTTATGCAGACCATCCCTAGAGCGGTGGCAGCAACCTAGACGGCATCTACGAGCAATACAGAACATAAATCTTCACCAGGTTCAGACGCCAGTCTGGCCGGGTTTTTGCATTTGGGGCGCTCGAAATGCATTTGAGTAACGACCCTGAGTAGTCTGAGTAACGCCTGGCGCACCCCCCTTCGAGAGGATCACCTCCATCGGTCAGCAATGCACAGCAAGTGTTGTCAACCGGTGGTTTTTAACTCTCAAAGGAGCTGCACATGCAGACAGAAGCAAGCAGGTCACGGCACCTGACCCAGCAGGAGCTCGCCATCCGTTGGAACAAGTCCGTACACACAGTCGAGCGCTACCGCTCTGATGGCGTTGGTCCGGTCTATCTCAAGATCGGCGGCAAGGTCATGTACCGACTCGAAGACATCGAGGCCTATGAGCACGAGTGCTTGTACGCCAACCCCCATTCCCGTCTTGCAAGCGCGGAGGCCTAAACGATGTCAAACCTCATGGTCTATCCCGCAGAGATTGCGGAAATGTCGGTCAACCAGCTGGCCGCTCTGCCTCACGCCAAATTGGTCGAGGCCACCACCAACCTCGATGAGCTCCTCAAGTGGGCCAAGGAAAACCGCCAAAAGCTCGACGCCGCCATGGAGCTGCGCTTTGGTGGCCAGGGCCGCAGCGCACTGCACGAGTCCGGCCGCGACTTCGGCTCCACCCACTTCAACGACGGGCCGCTGTCGGTGAGCTACGACCTGCCCAAGCGCGTGAGCTGGGATCAGGAAAAGCTCAAAGCGATCGCAGAGCGCATCGTCGCCGCAGGCGAGCCCCTGTCCGAGTACATCGACGTGGAGTTCTCGGTGTCGGAAAAGCGTTTCACGGCCTGGCCCACGAACATGAAAGAGCAGTTCATGGATGCCCGCACGGTCAAGGGCGGTAAGCCCGCGATCAAGGTCGAGTTCAACGGTGTGGAGGTGCAGTGATGTCTTTACCCATCATCTCCGCTGAAGAGCGCCTGCGCGAAAAACACAGCGCCAAGATCTGCCTGGTTGGCATTCCCGGCATCGGTAAAACCAGCCAGCTGCACACGCTGCCCGCCAAGGCCACCTTGTTCGTGGACCTTGAGGCCGGTGACCTGTCCGTCAAATCCTGGACGGGGGACTCGGTGCGTCCACGCACTTGGCAGGAGTTCCGCGATCTCGTGGTGTTCCTCGCTGGCCCCATGCCGACTGCGACCAAGGACCAGACGTTCTCGCAGGCGCATTACGACCACGTATGCGAGAAGTACGGGGACCCGGCGCAGCTGGCCAAGTACGACTACTACTTCGTCGACAGCCTCACGGTGCTCTCGCGCCTGTGCCTGGCCTGGTGCAAGACCCAGCCGCAGGCCTTCAGCGAGAAAACCGGCAAGCCCGACAGCCGTGGTGCCTATGGCCTCTTGGGTCAGGAAATGATCGCCGCGCTCACCCACTTGCAGCATGTACGCGACAAGCACGTGATCTTCGTGGCCATCCTGGAGGAGAAGACCGACGACATCGGACGCCGCACCTTCCAGCTGCAGCTCGAGGGCAGCAAGACCGCACTGGAGTTGCCGGGCGTGCTCGATGAGGTCATCACCCTGTCCTCCATCAAGGACGAGAACGGCGGCAGCTACCGCGCCTTTGTCACCCGCGCCGACAACCCCTATGGCTTTCCGAGCAAGGACCGCTCGGGCCGCCTGGACGCGCTCGAAGCGCCCGATCTGGGGCAGCTCATCAACAAGTGCCTGAACGTGAACCCTGCGGCAAACGCCCAGGCCTTCACAGCCCAAACCCAACAACCCATTGCTTAAGGATTCGAAATGAACACGACCCACACCTCTGGTTCCAGCTGGAACGACTTCAACGATGCACAGGCCCAGCAAGGCGCTTTTGACCTGATTCCGAAGGGCACCATCGTGCCGGTGCGCATGTCCATCAAGCCCGGTGGCTTTGACGACTACACCCAGGGCTGGACCGATGGCTACGCCACGCAGTCCAACGAGACGGGCGCCGTGTACCTGGCAGCCGAGTTCGTGGTCACCGCAGGCCAGTACGCCAAGCGAAAAATGTGGACAAACATCGGTCTGCACTCGGCCAAGGGACCGGCCTGGGGGCAGATGGGACGCGGCTTTATCCGCGCCTTGCTCAACAGCGCCCGCAATGTCCACCCGCAGGACAATTCACCGCAGGCCTCCGCTGCCCGTCGCATCAACGGCTTTGTGGACCTGGATGGAGTCGAATTCCTCGCCCGCGTGGATGTGGAAAAGGACGGCCGGGGGGACGACCGCAACATCGTTCGCCTGGCAGTCGAGCCCGACCACAAGGACTACGCCGCCTTCATGGGTGTGCCCAGCAAGGTGAGCCCTGGTGGTGGCAACTCCGGCGCACCGGCAGCGGCAACTCCGCCCTTTGCGGGCAACTCCCATATTCCCCAGGCACGCCCTGCAGCGTCTGCTCCGTCTGGCAAACCGAGCTGGGCTCAATAACAGGCATGGGGCATGAAATGTTGGGTCTGCTCACGGGAGGCCAGAGGCTTCCTACACACAGACACCCGGCAACGGGTGGGTTCGCCCGCCCGTTACCCCATCGACTGGGTGTTTTGCTCTGGGCGTTGCCAGCGTGCGTTTCATCGCATGTACGGCAGCTGGGTCAGGGCATTGGACAACGAAACGCCAGCGGAGGCGCTCATGGTTGACGCCACAGAACTTGAGCTGGAGTGCATGCGCAAGTGCCTGAAGTTCTTCGGTGAGGCCGCCAGCGAGATTGGCTTTGACAAGCCGCTGGGCAGCTACAGCGAGGCGCAGGCCTTGAGTGTCATCAACGCCATCGTCACGGGCTACGTCGAGGCCATGACGCAGGCACATGAAAAAACCAAATATCCACCCGTTCGCATGAAGGCCAAGCCTGTGCACGACCCCATCAAGGATGCGGCGGCGCAAGCGCTCTCAACCAACCCGTTTGCGGACATGGAGGATGACTTACCTTGGGAGGTGAAGCCATGATGGACTTCAACTCGAATGCAAGCGTGAGCGGACAGATCGAATGGTTGATCGATCACGCCATGCAAAAGAAAAACGAAGCAAACACGCCCCGCACCTACCTGGGCGGATCGCGACTGGGGGCGGCCTGTGAGCGTCAGCTCCAGTACGAGTACGTCAAGGCCCCGGTGGACCAGGGCAAGGCCTTCTCGGGCCGCATCCTGCGCGTGTTCGAGCGCGGACACCAGACCGAGGACATGGTCATTGGCTGGCTTCGCATGGCGGGCTTTGATCTCAAGACCCATAAAAGCGACGGCCACCAGTTCGGCTTTTCGCTCGCGCAGGGGCGCCTTCGCGGGCACATCGACGGCATCCTGCTCGGCGGCCCTGATGGTTTTGCGTACCCCGCGCTGTGGGAGAACAAGTGCCTGAGCGCCAAGTCATGGAAGGACCTGGTCAAGCAGAAGCTGGCGGTCTCCAAGCCCGTCTACGCCGCGCAGGTCGCCGTGTACCAGAGCTATCTGGACCTTCATGAAAACCCGGCGCTCTTCACGGCCGTGAACGCCGACACCATGGAGATCTACGCTGAGCTGGTGCCATTTGATGCGCAACTGGCGCAGCGCATGTCCGATCGGGCCGCACGCATCCTCAAGGCCACCGAGGTGGGCGAGTTGCTGCCGCGCGCCTTCATGGACCAGACGCACTTTGAGTGCCGTTTCTGCTCCTGGGCGGATCGCTGCTGGGGAGGTGCGTGATGGTGATCGATCCCAGAAAGCTGCACAAACCAGCCCAGCCGCTGGTCAGGATTTCCGCCATCTTTCAGATGCTCTCGCGCCAGGCACAACCCCAGTGCCCCGAGGCCAATCTGGTGGTCGGAATGATTTGCCAGGCCATCCACGACTGCCTGTACGCAACGCCTGTGGAGCAAAGCCGAGCTTGGAATTTCATGCACGACGAGCGCCTGGACATCTGGGCGGGCACCGTCAGCCTCGATGCCAACTTCATTCGTGAGGTGGCGCTCAAGACCGGATTCATGAGCCCGGAGGCGCCAACGCGGGCCATCAAGAAAAACAAGAAGGGGGAAAAGAGTGCTTGATTTCAATGAACAGGACGATACGCCAGAGCGCAAGGGGGCGGGCGATGCGGGGCAGATGCGCGAGAGGGTGAGAGCTGCTCTGATCGACAACGCCGAGAGCGTGCTCATGCATCTGCTGCCCGCAGGGGTGATCCGTCGCAACTGCTTTTATGTGGGCAACGTCTATGGCGCGGCAGGCGACAGCCTGGAAGTGGTACTGAGTGGCCCCAAGGCCGGACTGTGGACCGACAGGGCGGAGGGCACCGGTGGTGATTTGTTCCATCTGATTGCCGGTAACCGCCACCTGGACATCAAGACCGAGTTCTCGCGGGTTATCGAGGTGGCGCAGGAGATATTGGGCATGCCCAGGCTGGACATCCCCAAGGCAAGGGCCAAGAAATCGGGCCCCGCCGTCGACGAGCTGGGAGTGCCCACGGCCAAGTGGGAGTACCAGGACGCCAGCGGCAAGCTGATCGCCGTGGTCTCGCGCTATGAACCGGAACCCGGCAAGAAGGAGTTTCGGCCTTGGGATGTCAAAAAGCGCCGCATGGCACCTCCCACCCCCAGGCCGCTGTACAACCAGCCGGGCATGCTCGCCGCCGAGACGGTCATCCTGGTCGAGGGGGAGAAGTGCGCCCAGGCGCTGATCGATGCAGGGTACTGCGCGACCACCGCCATGCAAGGGGCCAACGCGCCAGTGGACAAAACCGACTGGCGCCCCCTTGAGGGCAAGGCGGTGCTGATCTGGCCGGACAAGGACGCACCAGGCTGGAGCTACGCCGAGTCGGCCGCCAAGGCGGCCCTGGAGGCCGGGGCACGATCGTGCGACATCCTGATCCCGCCCGATTTCAAGCCCACAGGCTGGGACGCTGCAGACGCGCTGGCCGAGGGGGCAGGGCAGGGCGATGCACAAAGCGATGGCGCCGCTTTTGATGTGGATGGCTTCATCCTCACAGGGCACAGGCTGCCCATTGCCAAGGACCCGGATCCGTCGGAGATGGACACATCCTCGGTCGACCTGGTCGATGGCGTGAACTGGAGCACAGAGGACGGGCTGGCGATTGCATTCACCAACCGCTATGGCATCGACCTGCGCTACTGCGCCCAGCTGGGCAAGTGGTTCTGGTGGAACGGCAAACGCTGGATCGAGGACAAGATGCTCTATGTGCAGCATCTCTCGCGGGGCATCTGCCGCGCCGCCTCGCGCAAGGCCGACACGCCAAAGCTCAAGTCCAAGCTGGCCAGCGCCTCCTCCATCGGGTCGGTAGAGCGGATCATCCGCTCCGACCCCAAGCACGCTGCCAACATCGAAGAGTGGGACCCCGATCCCTGGCTACTGAATACGCCCGAGGGGGTCATTGAGCTCAAAACCGGCTTGCTGCGACCACACCAGCGCATCGACCGGATGACCAAGATCACGACCGCCAGTCCCCGTGGCGAGTGTCCGCAGTGGCTGGCGTTTCTGAGTCAGGTCACGGGAGGCGATGCAGAGTTGCTGGCCTATCTGCAACGCATGGCGGGGTACTGCCTCACGGGCCTTACCACCGAACACGCACTGCTGTTTCTCTATGGCACCGGTGGTAACGGTAAGTCGGTGTTCGTCAACACCCTGTTCACCATCATGGGGGACTATGCCGCCAATGCGCCCATGGAAACCTTCATGGAGTCGCGCAACGACCGCCACCCCACGGATCTTGCCGGGCTCATGGGCTCACGCCTGGTCACGGCCACGGAAACCGAGCAGGGCAGGCGCTGGAACGAATCAAAGATCAAGGAGATTACCGGTGGTGACCGGGTCTCTGCGCGCTTCATGCGCCAGGACTTTTTCACCTATGTACCCGCCTACAAGATCGTGATCTCGGGCAACCACAAGCCCGCCATTCGCAACATCGATGAGGCGATCAAGCGGCGCATGCACCTGATCCCTTTCACGCTGTCCATTCCGCCCGAAAAACGCGATCACCAGCTGCAGTCCAAACTCCTGAAGGAGCGCGACGGCATCCTGGCCTGGGCCGTGCAGGGCTGCCTCATGTGGCAGCGCGAGGGCCTGAAGCAGCCCACCTCGGTGACGTCTGCCACCAACGAGTACTTCGAGTCCGAGGACGTGATGGGTCGCTGGATCGAGGAGCGCTGCGTGCTGGTGAGCAACGCCAAGTCCCTGACGTTCGAACTTTTCAACGACTGGAAGCAGTGGGCCGAAACGAACGGGGAATACCAGGGCTCGCAGCGGCGGTTTTCTGACCTGCTGATCTCCAAAGGGGTGGAGCGATGGCGCAACTCAAGTGGTGTACGCGGCTTCCAAGGCATTGGTTTGAAGCAGGGCGCACCCGTTCGCTTCACGCCCCACGAGGTCGACTGAGACCAAAAGCAAACCGAAAACAAACTCAAAAGAATTCACTTTCAGACACACGACTGACGCATGACACAGCTCGACGCTGTTTTCCTATTATCGACGTCTCACGCGTACGCGTAATAGAGGGAATATAGAAAACAACGTCGATATGCGTCGGTGCGTCAGAGCAAGGACCACCATGACACTCAAGACGATTTTGGCCCTCGATCTGGGCACGACCACGGGATGGGCGCTTCGCGATCAGGCAGCAGCCATCACACACGGCTTTGCCAGCTTCAAGCCCCAGCGCTTTGAGGGCGGCGGCATGCGATTCTTGCGCTTCAAGCGCTGGCTCACAGAAATCAAGGGCACCACCGACAACGGCATCGACGCCGTGTACTTTGAAGAGGTGCGCCGTCACCTCGGCGTGGACGCCGCGCATGTCTACGGCGGCCTCATGGCCACGCTCACCGCCTGGTGCGAGCACCACCAGATCCCGTATGAGGGGGTGCCCGTGTGCACCATCAAGCGCCACATCAGCGGCAAGGGTAATGCTTCCAAGGACGAGGTGATCCGGGCCGTCGGTGAGCTCGGGTTTCACGTGAGCGATGACAACGAGGCCGATGCCATCGCGTTGCTGCACCTGGCCATGCAAAACCACGAGGAGGTGTGAGATGAAGATCCCGGCTCCTCGCTACCCGTCTCCGCTGGGCCGTGCCCAGCCCATCCCGATGGATATCGAACGCACCAAGAGGGACGGCTGGCAAAACAACCACCTGCTGGTCATCTCCTCGAGTGATGCGCGGCTTGATTTTCTGGAACAACAACTCATCGAGCGCATCGGCAACCGGCTCTATGGGTCAAAAAGCAAAGGGGGAAAAATTGGATGAACACACCATCGAGAGCATCGGCGAGCGCTTTCGGCAGGCCGCCCGCACGGCCTACCGGCTGCCCGCTGTCCGGGTGCAGGGCTACGTCAGCTACTGGCCCGAGATCAAGGCCACAGGCACGGAGCGCAGCGCCTTCGAAGAACGCCGCTACATCAAATTCCCGCCAACACCCCAGGAGGTGGACGAGATGCTGGAGGTCATGCGCTGGATCCAGTGCCTGGAGGTGGAGCAGCGAAAACTGGTGTGGATGCGCGCCCGGCGCTACGGCTGGCGTGACATTGGCCAGCGCTTTGGCTGCTGCTCACGCACCGCGCAGCGCCACTGGCAGTACGCCATGCTGCAGGTGATCCACCAGATCACCTCGTGAGGCAGGGATGCTGGAGTATTGCCCGGGACCATGATTGGCAATTTTGGGCAATATTTCCAGTGGGTTCAGGCGCCTGCGGTCAGAGTGACGGTGATTGCGTAAATTGGCCGAAAAAAGGGTGTCGCATTTCGGCGGGAAAAAAGATAAATTCTCGATACCTTGGGAATCAAAGCATCTTGATTCAGCAAAGCACCACAAGGTCCTGCTTCACAAATTCCTCGAGCTTGTCCAAATGGATGAATCCGGTGAGGTCAGCGGAAACGGTCACAGCCAGGTACCCATGCTCAGCGGGGCCTGAAACCTCGTAGGTCCCCACGTTCAAGGGGACAAATCCTTCGTCTTTGAAATCCTTGCCCAACCTGCGGGCGAGGACGCCTTTCTTTACTTCAATCTTCATCTGACCTGCTTTCGATTGCAGGTCATTGTAGGAACTCGCATGAGCCAAGCCCAGATTCGCCCTGAAATTCGAATCACGCCTGTGGATAACCTGATTCCCTACGCCCGCAATGCCCGCACTCACAGCGATGAGCAAGTGGCGCAGATCGCGGCCTCCATTGCGGAGTTTGGCTTCACCAACCCCATCCTCACCGACGGTGAGCGTGGCGTGATCGCAGGCCACGGCCGACTGGCAGCAGCGCGCAAGCTGGGCTTGAAGGAGGTGCCGGTGATTGAACTGGCGTACCTGACGGACACCCAGAAAAAGGCCTACATCCTGGCTGACAACCGTCTGGCCATGAATGCAGGCTGGGATGACGAGCTGCTCAAACTCGAGCTGACCGAGCTCAAGGACGCCGACTTCGATCTGGACCTGATGGGGTTCACAAGCGACGAGCTTGATCGACTGATCAATGGAGACGCAGGCGGTGGTTTGACCGACGATGACGCAGTCCCAGAGACACCCAAGGAGCCTGTATCCAGACCTGGTGACCTGTGGATTCTCGGCAACCACCGCCTCCTTTGCGGCGACTCGACCATGCTGTCCGATGTGGAAAAGCTCATGGGCAACGAGCTGGCCGACATGGCCTTCACCGATCCGCCCTACAACGTGGACTATGGCAACAACGCCAAGGACAAGATGCGGGGTAAGGACCGGCGCATCCTCAACGACGCCCTGGGCGATGGCTTCTACCAATTCCTGTACGACGCCTGCGTGAACCTGCTGATGGTCACCAAGGGCGGCTGCTATGTGGCCATGAGCTCTTCGGAGCTGCACACCCTGCAAAAGGCCTGGCTGGATGCCGGTGGCAAATGGTCCACCTTCATCATCTGGTCCAAGAACACGTTCACCCTGGGTCGTGCTGACTACCAGCGCCAGTACGAGCCCATCCTGTACGGCTGGAAGCAGGGCGCCGACCATTTCTGGTGCGGTGACCGGGACCAGTCGGACATTTGGAACTACAACAAGCCCCGGGTCAACGACCTGCACCCGACCATGAAACCGGTCGAGCTGGTCGAGCGGGCCATCAAGAATTCGTCCAAGAGCCGGGACATTGTGCTGGACCTGTTCGGTGGCTCGGGCACCACCCTGATTGCCTGCGAGAAGACCGGGCGTCAGGCACGGCTCATGGAACTCGATCCAAAGTTCGTGGATGTGATCGTCAAGCGCTGGGAGGAGTACACCGGTCAGCAGGCGGTGCGTCAGGAGGATGGCGTGAAGTTTGCCGAGCTGACCACCAGTGCTGACGATGCACCGGTGCAAGAGGCCCCTGCGGCGTAGGGCGCCTGACCTCAGTTGCCTGGGAAATTCGGGTACAGGTCGCCGCTGGTGATGTCGGCGTTGTAGGTGACCTTGTCAAACTCGCCGCGCTCATCGGCCAGGTACACGCCGCCCACCGACTGGATGGCCACCCCGTATTTGCGGGTGAGGGCGGTCAGCTCGGTGATGAAGCGGTCGTAGTTGTTTTCGATCTGGGTGGTGGTGTTGGTAGCTGCCATTTGGGTCTCCTTGTTGCGATGGCTCTATGAACGCTCTGCTTCGGCTGGAAGTAAAGCTTTTCATCAAATCTTTTCAATCAGTCGCTTATTCCCAACGGGACGCCTCAGGCTACTTGATCGGCGATGGCAGCGCCGTACTGATTGCGTACGATGTCATAGACCATCCAGGACTTGCGTTGCTCAGTGATCTGGGCGTTGTGGATGCGCCCCAGACACCTGTGGGTCCACAGTTTGAAAACCTCTGCCTTGGACTGCAGGCGCAGATTCCGGGTGGTTTGTTTGGCTTGTTCAATGCTGGTCATCATTTGCTCTTCTCGGCTTGGGCTGCACGCAGAAACTCTGCTTGTGCCTTGGCAATCAATTCCAGGCGCAGGTTGGGCATGATGCTGCAAGCAAGGTGGTTGAGCGCCCAATTCATGATGTCAGCCTTGTCAAAGGAGCTGTTTGCGTCGCCAAGGCGTTCGGCATATCGATCCAATTCGCGGATCGCGGCTTCCAGAGTGTTGCGAGCTGTGCCCAACGCGTCGAGGGCGTTTTTGTCGTTGTACTGGGCTTGAAGTTGTTCGAGGGTGGTCATTTCTGCTCCTTGGGTTGATGACTCTATGAACGCTCTACATCGCTCAGAAGTAAAGCGTTTCATGCAATCTTTCCGATCAGTTGCTTATCCGCGACTGATCAGCCCAGACGCGCGAGGTAGCGAACGCTGTCTCCTCCGGATGGATCGATGAACAAGTAGGGTCGACCGGGTGCGCGCACCATCACGCACAACTTGCCATCCCAGTAATCGCCCCCCTTGCCTTTGAGCCAGTCGCGTGACTTGCCCAGGTTCAATTTGAAGCCATCAAATTCTTCGGGGTCCATCTCCCGAATCTCGGTCACGTAGACCGCCTCGACGCCGCAAGCGGCAATGTCGGAGATGTCCGTAGGCTTGCGGCCAAAGGGCAGCGGGATGCTGAGCTTTTGCACCTGCATTTCGCGGCCATCGAAGTTGATGGTTGTGGGCTTGGATTCAATGGTGATGCTGATAGGGTTCATGAGGTCCTCAAACGGTTGTGGTGGTGATGCGGTACTTGCGGTCCTGCCCATCGGTCTTGTCTGACACGATGTTCAAGCCCAGTTTCTTTTTCAGGGCGCCTGCCATGGCGCCCCGGACTGTGTGGACCTTATGCCGACATCGGCATAAGGTCCATTACGCCGATGTCCTGGTTATGCCGACCTGCGTCGGAAATCCGGCCTGTGTAGCGGAAAGAGTTGCGATGAAGTCGGCATAAAAAAGATGTCACGCGCATGATGAGAGCCCCTATTTCAAGGAGTTCTCATGTCGATCAAACCCCTAGAAGCCCAAGCTGTATGCGCCCGCGATGATCTTTTGCGGGATTTTGAAGTTGAGTTACTTCGGCAAGGATACAAACCAAGTACCGTTGCCAAAAAGAAGAAGTTGTTTGCTGATCTGAACGATTGGCTGCAGGTCCACGAACTATCCGCAGGTGATCTATCGTTCCAACTGGTGGATCGTTTCTTATTTGATCGCCGCTCTGCTGGCTACTCTAGACACAAGACGCATGAAACACTGCGTCCGATCCTGGACTATCTCTGTCGGCTGAAGATCACGCCTCCTCTTGAGGCGCCAGTATCCCCAAACCCCGCAAGCGCAATTCTCGATCGATACCGAATCTTCCTGACGGCAGAACGCAGCTTGGCCATGGTAACGGCCGCGCGGTATATCGATTGCCTGCGTCCATTCCTGTCCCAAAGGGTACTTGAAGGTGGTCTCGATCTCCGGAATCTGAAATCGGCCGATGTCACCGCCTTCGTGGTTGCGAGGTGTCCGCAACTGAACGCTGGCGTGGCAAAACTGACGGTCACAGCGCTGCGTTCGTTCCTTGGCTTCCTGCATCTCGATGGCGTCACGGAGCGATCGCTCGTCCACGCTGCACCAAAGGTGCTCCGCCGTCGGCTGGCCGGTCTGCCCAAGGGGCTTGAGCCCGATCAGGTGCGTCGCTTGCTTGCCGCCTGCGATGTCGACACCGCTGTCGGTTGCCGTGATCTGGCAATCTTGACCTTATTGGTCCGGTTCGGTTTGCGGCGCGGAGAGGTTGCTAGGCTCAGGCTTGACGATATTGACTGGCGCGCAGGTACGATCAGTGTTCACGGCAAGGGCAATTGTTATGAACAAGTGCCCCTGCCCCCCGATGTTGGGTATAGAGTCGCCGAATATTTGCAACACGGCCGACCGACGCATGCCAAAGAGCGGACCGTGTTCGTCAGGCACTTGGCACCACATCACGCGCTCAGCACGACCCGTGTGAGCACCATCGTAGCGGACGTCGCTCGGCGCGCTGGCCTTGGGCGAGTGCATGCGCATCGCCTGCGCCACACCGCAGCAACAGAGCTTTTACGAGCCGGTGCATCCTTGCCGGAGATCGGTCAGCTCTTGCGCCACCGCCGCACCGCGACCACGGCGATTTACGCCAAGGTGGACCGTGACAACTTACGTCTGATCGCACGCCCTTGGCCGGAGGGCGCGCTATGAGCAACTTACGAAATTACCTTGTTGATTATTTGAGCATGAGGCGCGCCCTCGGCTACAAGATGGACAAGGCAGAGCGGCTTCTCGGCCAGTTCGTCACCTTCGCCGAAGATCGCGGTGAGACCCATGTTCGGACCGAAACGGCGCTAGCCTGGGCGGATCTCCCTTGCGGTGCAGACGTGATTTGGACCTCCAGACGTCTGGCCGATGTTCGTCTGTTTGCTCGGCACATGCAAACACTCGATCCAATGACCGAGGTGCCGCCCAGAGAACTTCTGCCGGCACGAGGGCGTCGCGCAACGCCATATCTCTACACCGCGCAGGAAATTGCGGATTTGATGCGAGCCACAGCGATCCTGCGTGGATCGCATGTGCAGGCAACCTATCGCACGCTGATCGGCTTGCTGGCGGTGAGCGGCATGCGGATCGGAGAAGCGATAGGACTCGACCGAGATGACTTCGATGCGGGCAGCGGCATGGTTACCATCCGGCACGGCAAGTTCGACAAGGCGCGCGCCTTGCCACTGCATCCGAGCACCGTCGCGGCGCTGAACGAATACCTGTGCCGAGATGATCGCCCCGGTGCGCGGAACACGTCGCCCCTGCTGATCAGTTCGACCGCCAAACGACTGCGCTATACGGGCGTGCAGCCGATCTTCCAAAAACTGCTGCACCATTGCGGCATCGTTGCGCGCTCGACGAGATGTCGACCACGGATTCATGATCTTCGGCACAGCTTTGCTGTCAGCACCATCGCCGATGACTACAGGACAGCCGCTCCCGGCTCTCGCCTTGCGATCCTGTCCACCTATCTTGGTCATACCGATCCTGGCGGTACCTATTGGTACCTGTCAGCCGCGCCGGAGTTACTGGGGCTGGCAGGCGAAAGACTCGATCGTCACCTGCGAGGTGACGTATGACCACCCTCGCCACAACACTACAACTATTCTTCAGTGATCGGCTCATCCGCCAGCGCCAGGTGAGTCCGAACACTCTTCAGGCGTATCGCGACACACTGCGGCTGCTGTTGGTCTTCGCTTCGGAACGATACAGTAAGGTGCCAGCCAAACTCGACATCGACGATCTCGATTCGCCATTGATCGGTGCCTTCCTTGACCATCTGGAGCGCGACAGAAAGAACAGTGTGCGCACCCGCAATGCGCGGTTGGCGGCGATTCGCTCTCTATTCCGTTATGCGGCTCTTCGCCATCCCGAACATGCTGCCACCATCGATCGTGTTCTCGCTATCCCACCGAAACGCTTCGAGCGACGGCTCGTGACCTACCTGAGTGAGGGGGAAATCAAGGCCCTACTGGCCACGCCAAATCGGGCAACCTGGACCGGGCGGCGCGACATGGCCCTGTTCAGCCTCGCGGTCCAGACTGGACTTCGAGCATCCGAACTCATCGGACTGCGCTGCAGCGATGTGCATCTTGGCGCAGGCGCACATGTGGGTTGTAATGGCAAGGGACGTAAGGAGAGGGTCACACCACTGACTTCGAGTACTGTGGCCGTCTTGCGGGTCTGGCTGGCCGAGCGTTCAGGTCAGCCTGGTGAACCACTGTTCCCAACACAAAGTGGACGCACGCTCAGTCGAGATGCGCTTGAACGCCGACTTGCAGGATATGTCGCGGATGCCACTGCTGTTTGTCCATCCCTGACGTGTAAGCGGGTGACCTTGCATGTGCTGCGACATTCTGCTGCCATGCGTCTGTTGCAGGCAGGTATCGACACATCAGTGATAGCGCTCTGGCTTGGTCACGAACAGGTCGAGACGACGCAAATTTACCTGCATGCAGATTTGGGGATCAAAGAACGAGCTTTGGCCAAGACAGCACCAATAGAAACAAAACCCGGTCGCTTCCGCCCGAGTGACAAACTGCTCACCTTCTTGGATGCTCTGTGATTATGCCGACCGCAAAGCAGCGTGCTCCACCACACAGGCCGAGTTGCTGATGTTGGTCGGCATAACCAGGACATCGGCGTAATGCTGCTGCCAGCCGGTGGCCTGAACCATCTCGGCCAGGCTCACGCCTTCAGGGCGTTTGAGCAACTCGATCAGGGTGGCCTGTTTGGTGCCTTCGCGCTGCTTGGGTGGTTGCTGGGGCTCCAAGCCGATCGATTCAAGGCCTGCGGTGGAAATCACGAACTGCGTGTTGCCCTCGGGCGTCTTGTTGTGCGGGGCAATCAGTCCTGCGTTGCCCAGCGCGGTGAGCACCTTGATGAGTGCGCCGCCTTTGAGGTTGGCCGGGAAGTCGGTCAACAGTTTTTGAGGATGCTTGGCCGCTGCTTCGAGCAGGCTGCGCTGGGTGTCTGAGAGTTTCATTTCTTGCCTTTCGATGTTGTTGATGTGTTTTGTGCTGCTGCGATCCCTGCGGCGTAGGCGGCTTCAAGCGCGCTCTTGACCGCCCAGACCGAGACGTCGTGAAAGTCCAGCCGATCTCGGTGCTGGGTTTCCAGCGTCTCGATGAACAGGTGGTCGAGCGCGATCTTCTCGATGACTTTTTGTTTGTCGGGTTGTTTCATGGTTGGGGTCCTCATGCGTTGTGGATCTGTTTGGCTTGGGCAAATCCCACCCAGTTGCCTTGCTTGTCCAGACCCCGGTTGGCGAGCTCCTTGCGGGCCAGGTTGTTGAGGTCAAGCTCGCCGTTGGCGACGGCGACCAGGACCTTGTTCAGGGCGAGCTGGATGAATCCAAGCTCGTCGAGGGTGAAGGTGGTGGTGGCTTCGGTGGTCATTGCAATTTCCTGTGTGCGTTGCGATGTAGAGCATTGACGCTCTGATTCAAGAAGAAGCCAAGTTGATTTCGCGACGTGTCGCTTATTGCTTGAAAGACGATTGATATGCCGCGAAGTGCGCCTACGCCTTGCAGATATCCGGGATGTATGGCTGTGCTTTCAACGCCTGGCTACTGCGCCGCCCACCGCTCACTTGTTCATCGGGATTACGGCCGCGCAAGGCGTAGTTTTGATACCGAGGTCGGGTTCTATCAATCAGCGAATTGGCGGCGCTTGCGTGCCAGCTTCCTGCGCTTGCACCCCCTTTGCCGGGTGTGTGCTTCCCGGGAGCTAACAGTTGCTGCAACCGTGGTTGACCACGTTGTGCCGATCAAAGACGGTGGTGCGCGCCTGGATTCGGCCAATTTGCAAGCACTGTGTGTGCCTTGCCATAACCGCAAGACGGCTGCGGAGACTTCGCGGCGCAGTGCAGGGGGGTAGGGGGTCTAAATCTCTACGTTTGGTACCCAAAGATGCGTGCGCTTGCGCAATTTTTTGCGCGTGCAAATTGAAATTCTTTTTTTTAGTCCACATGGCCGGTCGTAAACCCCTTCCCGTTGCAGTCAAGAAGATCAAGGGGACGCTGCAAAAGTGCCGC